ATATCCGTTTTCTCTGCAATGCTGAACGGGTAATGAAAAGGCAATACAAGCAAATTACTCTGTACTGTCTGTATGATCTTTGTGCGAAACGTGTTTGAGCCAAAGTCTCTAGTCACGAACTTAGCGGTTACGTTCTTGTTAGCAATAGCGATAGCTGCTGTAAACGTAACATCGTCAAGAAATAACGTGAATCCTGCAGGTACGGTATACACTGACATCTGGCTTTGGTTGTCGCCTTGTACAATCTGACCGTACGTTATTCCGGTAGGTACCCCACTTGTAACGCCGCTATTAGCGACATAGATCGTACCTGCAGCAGTGCCGCCTGATCCTGAAGTAGCAACAAATATGCGGTTAACCCGCAACCAACCAGAAGCATCGCCAATCTGCACTTGAGTCTGCCCGTTCATGCTGACGGTTACGGTCTGAGCTGCGTAGTTCTCGTCTACCCCCTCAACGGTTACGGTCTGTGCACCCGTACCTGCACTAGTATCTGCTGCACTAGAGCTACTAATAAACGCAGTAAATGCAGCCGTGGGCCAAGGATAATCACCCCCAGTGCTCCATACCGTTTCTTCTGCGCTATCGATGTCTGGATTGGTACCAAACTTATACAACGTCGAAGCACCAGCGATCTGGCCTTTAGCTACTTGTAACTCGTATGGTTCTTGGACTGCCATAGCGTTTCTCAGCGCGTTGTCTAGTTGGTTAAAGTATATCCGTAGTACGTTGTTGAACTGCTCAAACGACTCTTGGTTGTACACTTGAGGCGCATACGGCAGAGCTGGGGCACGGAACGGAACATTGTATACTGTGTTATCGCCAGCCACTACCGTCTCCCATCAGGCCGCATATCCAACCTCGGAGACCCCAACTGCCACGTAACACCTGCTTCCGTAGACTCTATCTTCATGGTCATCTGTCGCCCACGTACCCGAGTATTAAGTTGCTCTGTAAACTTCTCTATCGGTAGCACAGCGGATCGGGTAATTGTACCATTGTTTGAGCCCCCCACTGACGCAGGTGAATTGTACCCAGAGCCAGAGTTTTGCATGGGTAACAGTGTCATTACCGCGCTCGGGCTTTCTATTGTAGATCCGTCAAACGTGATATCAGGAAGTACGCGCCAAATGAAGTTGAATTGATGTCCGTCATCTAGATCGAACTCAGCGGTAGAAGCATACGCGTGTATAGGCGTGCTTGCTCCTAATTCGTTATCATCAACGCCTTCTTCCTGATTCACGAGATTGTTGCTATAAGTTGCAGCTAGTGGGTAGTCTCGCAAACCCGAATCCAACCATGCAGTACGATCCATCGTGCCATAGTACCAAATGTTATCCAGATAGTTATACACAACATACCGATCAGCAGTATCGGACTCAGCCGAGCAGTAAAACCACCAAACTTCATGGTATGCCTCTACAGTGCCCGAAAACACTTGGCGATACTGGGCAGTGTTAAAGTCGTTAAATACGAACTTACGGAGGTTACAGGGCAATGGTTGCGTGCGCCCGTCATACATGTAGAACTTGTCAATACCCATCCAGAAGGCAACACCATTGGCGTATGCTACGGCGTTTTGAGACGCTATAGAGATGTTTTCACCAACTAATTGTGCCCCCCACACCACTGGAGCACCGACGTACTGGAGGGCATACAGGGCTGAATCAGACCATACTAGGACTTCCTGACGGGCTTGTTTGGCCGCTATAATCTCTGCCCCACGCGATAGCTGAAGGCTACCTGCTTGGTTTGTTGCCGCAGGAGTCCACTGAGTAGCGTTTTCTTGGTCTGACCAGCGGATCAACATCGGGTTTTTAGTAGCACTGGCTAGGTCATTACAACCAAAACAGAACACGAAACGGCTGATATCTGACACTAAAATAAGGTCTTGTACGCTCGGTACATTTGCTCCTACCGGGGATATTGAGGCCAATGTGACGCCCCTAGAAGTAAGCCCTGCCGTAGCATCCCAGAAGTATATGTCCCCACCACGAGGCGCAAAAATAAGATCTTCCCCAAAGTTAGCTTGTGACCATAGTCGGATTTGGACATCAGATGGAACGCCAACACCCCATGCACCCGCACTCCAAGGCCCAGCACCCCAACCTGTTAAAGGCGTTACTGAAGCAGCCCCAGTGTTAATTTGATAAGCTGCGGTCACTGTACCACCGCCAGTAGCACTAGAAGAAGCGTTACTAGAAGCTGTTATAAAGTACGTATTTGTTGCAGTGGTGTCGATTGTAAGCTGGTATTCCCCGTTTAAAGTAAGTCCCCCAACGGCAGATGCACCTGAAAAAGTGACGAAATCTCCTGATATGTAGCCCCCATTAGCGTCTACAACGCTGACCGTAGGAGATCCACTAGTGGTAGTAAACGGGTTAGTCAGGGTAACTGTCGCCCGTAACGGGGTAATATCGCTGTAGGCACCACCATTCTCGATGTAGAACTTAAGGTTAGTCCCGACGCCAATAAGGTTCTGACTACCTAACGTTACCCAGTTCCACAAGGATCGACAGACACCCAAGAACGTAGCCGCAGATATACGCTGCCACCCACCAATCTTCTCCGGTGTACCTTGCCTGAACCGTATTTTGTCGGATTCGTACCATCCACCTTCACTGGTGTAACGAGTATTTTCCCGATTAACCCCCGGTTTTAACGCTAGTTTCTGTAGTGGCATAAGGAACCCATCACATTGTCTCGCCAAATACCGGCGGTAGGGTTGTTACTTGGATAGAAGTGTTCTGCTTCAAGTTTAAAGAAGCACCGCAATCAGAACAAGTATCTGCTTCTAATTCGTTCTCGTCTATATCATATCCACATTCGGCACAGAGTATTTCTATCTCATGGGCAGGTTCTACGTTACCGTCAGCTAATGCTTTTGGTGCATGTACAGTTTTCATCGTTGTTGGTACTCCCCAGAACTAATCATTTGGCAGACTTCCAACGAGCGGTCGCCAACCTGTTCAGCCCAACGGCTACGGTAAAACTCTTGTCCAGCCTCTTCGTAGTTACCTGTAGCCATGTGGCCTAAAGCCTTAACAAACGTACGTAATCGGGTCTGCCCAAGGTTGAATGACAAGTCGATTATGGCATCTTGGCGCACGCTATCTAGGTCTTTAAACCACGCGTACTCACCCAGTAACTCGTTTCGGCATCGCTCAATGTCGTTCTTAAGCAGGTATTCAATTTCATCGTTAGACAGGCCAAGACCAGACTCGCTGATATTCCTACCAACGCCAATGGTTTCGTACCCAGCAGAGCACATATAGACCTTATCTCTAACGCCTTCGTGCCGCTTTAGCATATTAACTAATCGCATCATTCGTCGTGCTTATGTGAAGCGCCGTAATAAAAACTTATGATAGATGAGACGATCCCACCCAAATAACCAAGCACAAGATTAACAATCCCATTGTCTGTAGCAACAGGGTCTTGTAGCGTGACCAGCGCGATGTAACCTCCGAAGAACAAAACGCAAGCAACCGCAATAAATTTTGGCGTCCAGTCACCTTTGAAAGCCATTCGAGCATTCTGGATATCGTCTGTTTCAAGTTTGAAAACATCTACATCTAGCTCCTTCATCCGCGCTTGGAAATTAAATTCCGCTTTCTTAATCTCTGCAAGCTGTTCAGGGGTCGCCGCTTGGATTGCGGTAGTAATTGATTTTTCGTCAGCCTTACAGCCAAGCACACTGGCGATAGTTTGGGCAGCAGCACCACCTAAAGGCCCACCGAGCGCCTTCCCAATAGTAGGGGCTAACGTACCGATTAATCCTTTAATTGCGTCAAATTTCATTGTGCTATCACCAATCCAACGATGGCTATTAAAGAAGCAATCATGACGGGGTAGATACCCCAGATCATACGCTCTAACTTATCAAAGCGTTGTGACCCGGAGTCTAACCGCTCTTTAATTGACTCGTACCGCAAGGCGCATTCCGCCTCATGGATCTCAATCTTCTTTAACGCTTTGCTGGCATGAGTCTCGGCCATTAGTTCACCACTTCTGCTTCAGGCTCTTCAACCACTTGGATTGATTCGCGTAGGGCGTTTTCACGGAAGCCTAATGCAACCTGTAAGTTAATACCCTGTTGCTGTGCTGCCGCAATTTGATTCTGCAGATCACTAATCTGTTTACGCAGGTTAACCACTTCGACGTAGTGCACTTTGGAATCGTTACCAAGTTCATTTACGTCATACTCCTGATCGTCGATGGTCAGAATTACGGGTTGCTGCTCTTGTTGCTCACTCATACCTACTCCTAGTTGGTTACTGTTTCTTGTTCCAAAGCTCAAAAAGCGTTTCAATCTTATCTTCTTGAGTTTCAGTGGTTCCGTCTAGTCTACCTAATTTTATCTCAATTGCATTGAGCTGTTGGCGCAAAGAAAGAATTTCTTCCTGCTGGCTCTCTAACGCCATAATCTTGGCGTTCTGAATCAAATCGTCGGGTAACGCGCCTCGCAAACCTAAAGGCCATTCACGAACAAATTTTGCATTTTCCCGAACCGTCATGCTCTGTATATCAATATCGTGCTCAACTGTCGTGATCCGAGTGTCCAACGTAATGTACGCTGTTGTCGCCATCACCAAGCCTGCACCTAAAGCAACAAGGTTCCGTAAAGGAATCTCAACGGTTGTGTCTTCGTTAATCTCCGCCACTATTTGTTCCTGTTATTCCACAGCTCAAACAGGGTACGGATCTTCTCCTTAATCTGCTCGATATCAGCGTGCATCTTGGCGAGCACGATAACCAACGTCACGAACCCCAGAGCAATGGGCCAGATAGCTCCGATAGCGTCTAATGCGTCCATAGCTACTGCACAACCGCATATATTATTATGAAGCAGGCGTATAGCCCGACACAAACCAAGACACCCCCAACTGCAAGACCTGCGTAGTGCATCCGCTGGTTTATCTTTTGGGCATGTGCATTCTTAGCTTCCAATCTGGCCTTGCGGGCCTTAGCTTGAAACACAATAAAGTCGTCCCACAATCCAGCCCTACCATGATATAGCATAAAATTTTGCAGTTCTTGCTCTGCCTTAGCTATTTGCTCAAGAGCCATAAACTCTTCAATGTCACTGCTAAATAAAGACTTCTTGTTCTTCTGTTGCCGAGCTTTCAAATCTTCTTTAGCATTGACCATCTGGCCGATTTGGCCGAAACAATCAGACAAGTCCTTGCCGTTTCCAATGAACTGCTTGACTACTCCAAAAGCAGCATTGAAAGCGACAAGTTCAGCAATCATTACCAAGGCAACGGTTCAGCGGTAGGCGATACAGGTGGAGTAACGATAGAATTTATCTGTCCTTCCACACAGGCTTCTGCGCTGGTGACCCCATTTTCACCCAACTCGGCAGTGACCCATTCTAAAACGAGGGTTTCTGTTAAGTCAGCATAAGGGACAAACGTAGCCCCTTCTTGCTGCGTAAAGGTAGACATTCCACCTATATCCGCAACATTGGTGCCGTCAGTGCCGCTGCACAACCAGTTAGCCCTAACCACGAAATCGGGTTCTGGTGTTTGTAACACGGACATGCTTTCAATCGTCCAAGTGTATGTAATTGCCATTGTTTATCTCCTTTAATCAGGAGGAGGAGCATACGGCGGTTGTAAAGCAGCAATCTCCTCCTGTGTATATTGAGTACCACAATTTGCACACATAAAGTCAGGTACGGGTGTGGGTACGTTTACTGTATCGGGATCGTAAGTAGCCCCGCATTCACTACATATTTGTTCTGCCATGATTACCTCCTAATTAATAGCAATGTACGGTTGTATTACTGTAGGCGGTACCGCCGCCACGCCAAGTTGCCGTAACACGGATGTCATAGCTATCATAATTAGATACTCTATTTGGGGTGTACTGTAATATTCGAGAGCTGTCTCCGTCTGAACCCGACCATGCAAGAGTTCCAACAGAAGTCATTTGACCGCTTGACCCTTCTAAAACTACCATTGTGGAAGTAGTCGCAACAAGTTGACTAATAGTAGCAGAGACGGCACAAAGAGCCGTAGCCGCGTGAATATTACCTTGAGCATTTGCCCATGATTTCTGGTGAACTTCTACTCGTACCATTAAGGTTGCGAACTGTTGTCCGCCGCTCATAGTAATTAAGTTTGTTACGGGATTGCTAAAGGCTGATGTTTGAAAAACCCAAAAATCAGCTAGTCCCCTAGCTCCAGCATACCAACCTTCGAACTTGTTATCGTACCATCCCTCATCTCCAACAGTTTGATTACCTTGATGGTGTACTATGTTTCCATCACCGTCAGACAACATAACAATGTTGCTCAGGGTACGCATGTCTAAGCCGCTTTGGTTGCCGTTGTAGCGTCCCAAAATCGTATTTTTGGAGCCGGTTGTAACTGCGGAACCCGAAACGTTTCCTACAAAAGTATTTTCTGTTCCGGTCGAAGCAACCTCACCCGCACTTGCGCCTAGAAACAAGTTGTTGCTTCCTGAAGTAAGACCGCTACCCGCTGACACGCCAAACGCAGAATTGTTATTTCCGGTTAACAAGGCATCAAGTGAGTTTCCACCCACTGCGGTGTTCCCACTGCCCGACGAAATTAATTTACCAGCGTTAGACCCCACCGCCGTGTTGTAAATATTGCCAGAAGAATTAACCTGAGCCTGTAACGCTCTAGTACCAACGGCTACGTTATTTTGACCGCCTGTTTCAGCGCTTAATGCGTCAAAACCTACTGCAACATTGTCTGACGCGGCTAGAAGCGCATCCCCCGCATTAGCACCAATGAGCGTATTTTGGATGCCTGAGCTTACTGTGGCTCCTGCATTATAGCCCACCGCAGTATTGTAAACAGTTGTAGCAGCTCCAAACTGCTGCGACGCTAACGTCCCAAAACCAATAGCCGTGCTTCCATATCCTTTTAAGTCATTGCTTAGTGAGGAATAACCTAGAGCCGTATTGTAAAATGCGACGGTAAGAGCGTCGCCTGCAAGACCACCAATGAGGGTATTCTGGGCTCCTGAAGAGATGTTTAAACCCGCAGCAGACCCCACTACCGTGTTGTAAGTTCCTGTATCGCAGGTGAATAAAGCTGATGGGCCTATACCCACATTGTGTGAGCCAGAAGTCATCAGTCTTTGAGCTTGGTGCCCTACTGCGACATTCTCAAATCCGCTAGTAATTTGGTACTGTGAAATACCCCCAATACTTATATTATTAGCGCCAGTGTTGTTGACTCCCGAAGTAGCGCCAAAGCCCGCCGATTCTCCGATATGTATGCTGTAATTACCCGTAGTTTTGTTTCTTCCAGCGCCTTGCCCGATTAAAACAAGACTTCCCGCTGTAGTTGATAATTGCCCAGCACCCTGACCGATCATGGTGCTATAATTGCCCGTGTAGGTTTCTGCGGCTTGCCCCCCTACAACAGTATTTTGAACCCCCGATGTGGCTGCTGAATACGCGGCGTAACCCATTACCGTGTTATTAGAACCCGTATTATTGGCGTCACCTGCTTCGTAACCAAAAAACGAGTTGTTATCACCCGTATTAATCGCAGTACCTGCTTCATCGCCTACGACAGTATTATAATTACCACCGCTTGCAATGCTGTTACCTGCGTTGACACCAAAGCGGACGTTAGAGATTCCTGCGGTTGGGGTGGATAGTGAGCCGTCTGCGGCTATGCTAAAACGTAAAAGATTGTTGGTGTAAAAATCCATGTCGGTGTTTGCAACATTGTAAAATATTACATCGCCTGAAGTATTACCTGCTAATCCTATCTGAAACCCGCTAGTATTGTGGTCATTATAAAATGAGGCTTGTGAACCTGTACCGCTACCACTGCCGTGTAAGTCCAATAAAATACTACCACCAGAAAATGATGTTTGACCTATAGCTATTCTGCTACCAACCGCTAGTGTACTAGCCATATCCACAGCACCATCAATGTCCACGACATCAAGGTTAGTCGTGCCGTCTACGTCTATGTCGCCTGACACATCAAGGTTGCCAGTAAGAGTAGTATTACCAACAAGACCTGTAGTACCGGTAACATGTAAGCCGTTACCTGACCCAGACTGAGTGATCTCAAGCCCGTCAATGCCGCTATTAGCAGCGATATTAAGTGGGCCGTTCATCCAGTTAAGGGCTGTGCCACTAGCATTAAGATTATATACAACCTCGGTAGACGTGCCTCCAGTCGAGCTTCCGTCTGCTCCAGTCTGGCTGTATGTAAATACCGTAGTAGAACTTACTGATGCCGTGAAGTAACCGTTAAAGGAAGTATCGGCAACACCGTTAACATTAACTAGATCTCCGCTAGTAAGCCCGTGTACAGCAGAAGTTGTTACTGTAACGGTGTTAGAAGATCTTGATGTCGTGCTTATCGCTACACCGGCAATAGCATTCTTTGTGAAAGAAACAGACCCGCTGATATTAGTTGTACCGGATACATCAAGGTTACCATTGATGTCTACTAAAGCCGTATCGATCTGTACTTCACCATCAGCTACAATGTCTAACTGGCCGTCTACGCTTGAATTAATGTAGATCGCCGCGTCACGGAACTGAACCTTTTGCGCTGAATCAACATCGATGTCGTTTGCGCCAGTAGTGTTACCGTTAGCAAGAATCTCAGATAGCGTGTCAACAGTCCCAACTTGGGAGTCTACATACGCTTTAATGGATTGTTGGGTAGCAATGGCTGTGGCGCTGTCTGACGCCATGTTGTCTTCGTCAAGAATCTTATCTGCAGTTACCGTGCTAGTCCCTAAGCTCAAACTATTTGCATGAGTTACGCCTTCAACGACGTTAGTGCCATCGCAGTAGACCAACATGGTTTTGCCAACCGGTACGGCAACGCCTGTACCACCAGAAGTCTTAACGGTGACAATTTCAGCCGTGTTGTTGTCTACGATATAAAGTTTTGTATTAGTTGGGCAGACTACCGTACCAGCGCCTGTCAGTGCAGTACCCGAGTCAGTAAGTTCCAAAATAGCGCAACGAGACTCAGAAGTCGTACCATCGGCGGTGGTTAGCGTATGAGAGTTACCTGTCCACGAATTAATCGTGGCTTTACCAGCAATAGCCTGTTCGACCATCTCAGTAATATTGTCGTTTACAACATCGCCCCAAGTACCGCTCAATTCCCCTTGAACAGGAAGAGCTAACTTAAGGATCGTAGTGTATTGAGTTGTCATATTCGTAACCTCATGCGGCTATGTCTTGCCAGTTTGGATTCTGCGTTGTATTTATATTAACCCAATTTGGGTTTTGTGCGGGGTCTATTTGACTCCATATATGGACAGTTCCTATTTCCCCTGTAGCCACTACACCTGTAACAAATATGTTTATCCCAAGCCCTAAAACTACATCGCCAATAGCACCTGTGGCTTGAACCCCCGTAACCGGCACTCGAATAACCAAGTCTACCGTAACGTTACCTAGAGCCGTAGTGCCTTGAACACCGGTTAGGGCTACATTTGTATCGCCCCTTACCGTTACAGAACCTGTTTCTACAGTCCCCGATACACCACTTACAGCAACTATCGCGTCTGCGGCTACAACTACGGTTCCTACAGCGCCTGTACCAACTACCCCTGTAACGGCTACAACTGTATCAGCAGATATACTTACACTACCTACAGCCCCAGTCGCTTGAAGGCCATCGACGTTGACGATGGTAAGGGGGGTTCCCCAAAAACCTTGACCCCAACTAGCGCGTCCCCAGCCTGCATATGTCGTTGAAGATGGCATCCTCTAGTACCTAAGCAATCCTGATAATGGCGTTAGTAGCGTCCGCTGTTGGGAAGGTAATCTGGAAATCACCTGCCGTAGACGTTTTATCGCCACCAAAATCAAGTACAGCTACAGATGGAGTAGATCCCCCTACCTGATATATTAAGGCTCCACGCGCTGTAATTGTCGCTGTAGTCCACGTAGTCGTAGCAAAACTAAGAAACGCCGTAGTACCTGAAGTAGTAGGTGCGGTAGAAATCGTCAAGGTGTTACCACCCGCAGAATACCCTGTGCCCGTGATTTCATTACTTGTAGTGTACGCAGTAGTAGCAGCATCCAAAGACGCACTAGACGTATATAACGCGATCTTATAAGACTGCGCTGTGTCACTACTAAAATCCATTTCTCCGTCAAGTAATGCTCGCTTGAACGAAGTACACATTGCCTGTGTAATTGCCATGTTAAACTCCTTAAGTTACCGCAACTTTATACTGACCTGAACGGAAAGCATCTTCGCGTAATTTACCGTCACCCAAATTCTTGAGTAACC